GGGTACTCTGATTATATGGGAATAAAGCTATCATTCTTTGACATAGATGAAACGGTGTTTCATTCTTTTGCGAACGTGATTGTTCGCGATAGTAGCTCGAAGAAAGTCATTGAGAAATTGCCAAATGACGAGTATAATAGTCATGTATTGGGTGATGGAGAAGAATATGACTTTTCAGAATTTCAAGATGCTAAGTTCTTTAAAGCATCATCCAAAGTTATTAAGGGAACATTAAAGGTTCTCAAACAACAATTTGCTGCAGGAGATATGATTATCTTTCTAACTGCTCGTTCTGATATGGACGATAACGCAGAGTTTAAGGATACATTTCGTAAACAAGGAATTAAGGTAAACGACAAAAGAGTTCGTTTTGAATTAGCAGGAAACCTTAAGATTGGACCAATACCACAAAGAAAGATGTACATTATTGAAAAGTACATAAAGAGATATGACAAAGGTAAAGGCATTGATGAAATACGAATTTACGATGATCATAAAGAAAACGTTAGAATATTAGATCAAGTTGCTAAGAAAAATAATCACATAAAGTTTTCAAAGTATTTAATCAAAGATGGCAAGATTATAAAATTTGGCCAACTCAATAAGAAAGAAAATATGAAAAGTTTTAAAGAACATGTCAAGACTGAAGAACAAGAGTTAAAAGAATTATTTGGCGCTATACCATTTGATATTAATTATTTAAAATGGTCTGCTAAACATGGTGGACAAATCCCCAAAGGTAAAGACACATGGAAGTTTGACTATAAGGTTCCTGTTCGTTCGATGGGTAATATGGTTTTGGACGACGGAGATTTTTCATTTAAAGGATTATTTAAAAAAGCAGTTCAAGCTCTAGTAAAACATTTAAAGATATCAGCTGGACCAAAAGGAATTATTAAACAAGCAAAGGTAACGCTAAAACCGTGAACTCATTTAAAACATATCTCTCAGAGGCAACCTCTGGAAAAAATACTCACATGACCCACATTGAGGATCGTGTGATATATGCTGGTGTCAAAGGAGCGCGAGAAGCAATCTTTGCATTACGTTCTTTAAGAGATATGTTAGCCGGTAATTCTAAAACAGCTACTAATGTAACAGTCAAATGGGACGGAGCCCCTGCAGTATTTGCGGGTATCGACCCGAGCGATGGTAAATTCTTTGTAGCGAAGAAAGGTATCTTTAATAAGAACCCAAAGGTATATAAATCAGAAGCAGATGTTCGGGCTGATACGTCTGGTGATCTCGCAGATAAACTATCTATTGCATTTAATGAATTAAAAGACCTTGGAATCAAAGGAGTAATTCAAGGAGACATAATGTTCACCAAAGGAGATGTGGCTAAGGAGTCTATTGATGGTGATGCGTTTTATACATTTCAGCCTAATACAATTGTTTATGCGGTGCCGGTCAATTCAGAATTAGGTAAGACTATATCAAAGGCTAACCTTGGAGTAGTCTGGCATACAACATATACAGGAAAAGATTTTGAATCAATGAAAGCCAGCTTTGGAGTTAAACTTGGTAGCCTAAAAAAGAAAAAGAGTGTATGGTATCAAGATGCAGAATATCAAGATATGTCTGGTACTGTGACATTTTCCGATAAAGATACTAAGGAAGTGACCGAGGCATTATCGAAAGCAGGAAAGATATTTCAAAAGATTGCAGGAACCACTCTAAGAGAATTAGAAAAGAATGCGGATTTAGCTGGTAAGATTGAAACATTTAACAATACTCTTGTTCGAAAAGGTCAAAGGATTACGAATACAACAAAACATGTTTCTGCTATGTTAAAGTATTTTGATGACAAGTTTGCAAAGGAGAAGGACAAAAGATCATCCGTCCGAGGTAAAGACGCTGTTGATGCTAAGAAGAAAGAGCTTCTAAAATTCTTCTCACCATCTAACAAAAAGAATCTAATACTAATGTTTGACTTAATGAATGCGATTGTCGCTGCTAAGTTGATTATTATAAATAAACTAGATAGAGTAAAACAGATTGACACTTTTGTCCGAACCAAAAATGGTTTTAAGGTGACTGGGTCAGAAGGTTTTGTTGCTATTGATAAGAGTAAAGGCGGAGCAATAAAATTAGTAGATAGATTAGAATTTTCAATGAATAACTTTTCAAGTGATGTAATAAAGGGCTGGGAAAAATGAAATCATTTAAAGAAATAACAGATACAGATTTAAAAGAAGTAATGTCTAGACAGGCAAGACGCAAACGTGGCATGATGATGAAACGTATGGCGAAACGTATTGCCAAGAAACGAAAAATTTCGATGAAGAAAAAAGCTCCGATGGCTGTTCTAATGAAGAGAGCCAAGAAGGCAGCTCGTAATAAATTAGCTGGAAAGATTTTAAAAGGAAAAGACCTATCTAACCTTACTATTAAAGATAGAGAAAGACTTGAGCTTAAATTAAAAGGAAAGGGCAAGAAGATTACTCAGATTGCTAGAAAGCTTCTTCCAACAATTAAGAAAAGAGAAACCGAACGAGTAAAAAGTATGAGACAAAAAACAGGTGGAGATAGAAAAGATGAATCATTTAGTGACTTTGTTTGTAATACACTATATGATCATAAAATCGAAGAGGCTCAATATCAAGGTAAAGATGTTAAACTGAATGATCCAATTCGAACATCAGAAAATCCTAATAAGAAATTTAAAGTATATGTAAAGAACGCAGAAGGTAATGTGGTAGTTGTCAGATTCGGCGACCCCAAGATGAGCATCAAAAGAGATGACCCTGAGCGTAGAAGTAATTTTAGAGCAAGACATGGATGTGATAATCCTGGTCCAAAATGGAAAGCTAAATACTGGTCATGCTATCAGTGGAGAGCTGGTGCAAAGGTTGATAACTAAATAACATGAAGATTAATTCGTTTAAACAGTTCAATGAAGATAAAACCAAAGAAGTAGTATTTACTTTTGGTCGATTTAATCCGCCGACTGTTGGTCACGAGAAGTTAATCAAAAAGGTTGTGTCTCAATCTTCTGGTAATAACTTTAGAGTTTATGTATCACAATCAGATGACCCTGCACGCAACCCTCTTAAATACAAAGAGAAGGTTCAGTTAATGAGAAAGATGTTTCCTAAGTATGGACGAAACATCATCTTTAACAAAAAGGTAATCAATGTTTTTAATATTCTTGTAGACCTATATGACCAAGGATTCAGAAGTGTAACAATGGTGGTTGGTTCTGACCGGGTTCCAGAGTTTAAAAGGTTAATGAGCCAGTATAACGGAAAGAAAGCAAAGCATGGATTCTACGATTTTGATAGTATTAATACTGTTTCAGCTGGTGATAGAGACCCAGATGCTGATGACGTATCTGGCATGTCGGCTTCAAAAATGCGAGCTGCAGCCAAAGGTGGAGATTTAGATTCGTTTTCTAAAGGGTTACCAAAAGGATTTGGCGATAAAGTTGGAGTCTTTAATCTTCTTCGCAAGAGAATGGGGTTGAAAGAGATGGTTAACTTTCGTAAACATATTGACCTTGGAGTTCATTCTGTATTAAGAGAAAAGTATATTAGCGGAGAAGCATTTAGAAAAGGTGATCCTGTAGTTTGCGTTAGAACTGGAACCAAGTTTAATGTTAATGAAAGAAAGTCCAGTTTTGTTACAGACTCTTCTAATAACAAATATTGGATAAAAGATTTAATTGAAGTAAAGCAAGACCAAGATATCAAAAAGAGAAAGGGTTCTCAACCTGCTAAGTATTTTGCAAAAGATGCTGATGGCGATGAGATGTCAAAGTCGACCAAGTCAAAGAGAGCTGCTCATTTTGCAAAGGGTGCAAAGAAAGATGATGATGATAAGTCAGCATATAAACCTGCACCAGGAGATAAAGGAGCAGATACTAAACCATCTAAACATACAAAGAAATTTAAACAAATGTTTGGTGAAGAAGACAATCCTCGTATTGCAAGAAAGAAAGGTCAGCCTGCTAAGAGTAAGAAACACTCAGACTTATATACGGATGAAGACCCTAAAGGTACAATAAAAGGATTAGGATTTAAAGACGTCGAGACAGCAAAATCATCGGTATCTAAAATAAAAGGTTCAGGTCGTTCTCACGCTCATAAGATTCAAGCAGCAATTGCTATGGAACAAAGAGCAAAGGTTATGGGTAAAAAGGCTGAAGCTGCAGTTTATCGTTCATTCATTAATGATATGAAAAAGAAAACTCAGGCTAAAAATGAAGCTTATGAGATAGGAACCGACAAATATGTTAAACATACAAAAGAGGTAACTCCAGGTGAGTTAGACGAAAAGCTAATTACTTTTGCTAAGAAGGCATATCCTAAATCAGGTAATGTATTGATTCTTGCTGGAGGAGCTGGTTCAGGTAAAGGATATGTGCTCAACAATCTTATCGGTATGGAAGGAAAGGTGTTTAATGTAGATGATTTAAAAAGTCTTGCATTACGTGCTCCTAAGCTGAGAAAGAGAATTAAAGATGAGTTCGATATCGACATGTCTCAACTTAGTCTATTAAAAGGAAAAGATGTCGCGACATTACATGATATTGTATCTTCTGAGTTGAACCTTCCTAATAAAAAAATGGCTGCATTCTTTGCAGATGTAATATTTAAAGACCCTAAGGATAAACCAAATGTTATATTTGATGTTACTCTTAAAGATCTGTTTAAACTTAAGAGTATAACCTCATTAGTTCAGAATGCAGGCTATGATAAAAAGAATACTCATATTGTATGGGTAGTTAATGATATCGAAGTTGCTAAAGTTCAGAACAAAGACCCTAAACGTGGTCGGGTTGTACCAGTTGAAATTTTAGTCAATACTCACCGAGGCGCATCTCAAACAATGTTAGATATTGTAAAGATGGGTAAAGGCCTTAAGTCATACATGGATGGTGATATTGTATTTGCCTTTAACAAAATCAATGTAGACTCTGCTATTGAGGTATCTAAAAGAGGTGGCTCATATATTAAAGATGCAGACTATTTTTATGCAAAACGAGCAGGTAAACAACCAGAATCGTTTAATAATATAGGTGATAAAGTCCTAAATAAGATACAGGGCTACGTACCTAATGCCAACACTTGGACCCTAGAATAATATGGATATCAACTTCGAACAATTTATATGTGAAAACCCTGAAGCTTCTCTCAAGAAGAAAGCAGATAAGACGGGGATTCCTTTTGGTATATTAAAACAAGTATTTAATCGTGGTAAAGCTGCCTGGAAAACAGGACACAGACCAGGAACTAACCCAGACCAATGGGGTCATGCTCGAGTTAATTCATTTGCTACAAAGAGTAAAGGAACTTGGGGTGGAGCAGACAAAGATTTAGCAGCAAAAGTAAGAGGATAATATGAAATCATTTAAAACATATCTTTCAGAAGGCGCTGGTCTTTGGGCTAATATTCATAAGAAAAGAAAATCAGGCAAGAGAATGAGAAAGCCTGGTGAAAAGGGAGCTCCCACTAAAGCAGATTTTAAAAGAGCTAAAGGAGAAGAAGTTGAAGAAGCAGTTAAGTATATGAATATGAACCAACTCAAAAAGGAGTTGAAGAAAGAATATGGTGCTAAGGCAAGCACTCTTAAAATCGTAAAGATTAAAGGAGGAGTATCTATCCAGACACCAGGTGGACAAGAACTTGAAAGGTATAACAATGTACCCAAGTTAGGATTCACAGTCTCAGAAGGTAAAGGACCACCCGAATCATTTGAAGCTCAATTTAAAAGAAGAGTTGTTGCTACCACAAAACCTGAGCATAAAGAAAAAGGATATAAGTGGCGTATTAAAGGCAAAGATCGACCAAACATTTCAATTAAACTATATAAATCAAAACCAGATTTTGCTGAATTTAAAAAGCAACTCAAAAGAGTAGCCGGACATGAATTTGGTTAATCTTATAAATAGATATTAAATAACCTATGGGAACACTGAATATGACCAACGCAGACAGACTACATCGCATTGAAGACAAGATAGATAAACTTGGTGATGCGGTAGTTTCAATTGCCCGCGCCGAAGAAAAATTAACAGGGTTAGAACAACTCTCTGTTGATTTACATAGGAAGATTACAGATATCGAAGAAAGACTACGATGTGTCGAGGATTCTTTAGGTAAAGCTAAAAGTGAGCTAAATGTAATTAATAAAGTATTTTGGATTGCCTTATCCGCATTTGTTACCGGTGGAATTGCAATGATGATATTCGGTAATGGACTAAGCATGTTATAAACAAGGAAAACAATTATGTTAGAAGATAAATTAACTAAAGAAATCGCAGAAGCTGCAAAAAAAGTTATGCAACGCGAAGTCGAAGAGCCCAGAGCAAAGGGTGAAAAAGATTTCAAAGCTGCGCATAAAGTCGATAAGAAAGCAGACCCTGAGCAAGACCCAAAGAACTATAAGTTCAAGATGAGTGAAGGTAAAATGAAAGACCTTCATGGTATGATCGCTAAGGGAATAAAAGACCCTAAGAAGATTGCAAAATCGCTAAAACTACCGGATACACCGGAAGTTATTAAAGCTCTTGCATCTCTCATTAAGGGAATGAAAGTTGAAGGTCTTGACCCAGTAAATAAAAAAGCTGTCGTTAAGCAATTCACGAAACGCAAAGATAAAGATATCGACAATGATGGCGATGTAGATGACTCAGATGAGTACCTACATAAGAAAAGACAGGCCATCTCTAAAGCTACTAAAGACGAGGATAAAAAAAAACTAGAGAGTGCTAACTTCTCTGAGTTTAACCTCGAACCTACATCGACTGAACTCGATGAGGCATGTGAGTTTGTACTTGAACATGGTGATATAACAGATCTTTCTGATGAGCAGCTTGACGAGGTTGTCAAAACGGTTGCTACTGCTATCGGTAAGGGAATCGGATCCGCGGCTAAAAAGGTAGCTAATAGACTATCTACATCAGGTCGTGCAGATGCTGCAGAAAAAAGAGCTGATAAAGTAGATAAGAGAATAGCGGACAAACAAAGACTGTCTAAAGCTAAAGACCGAATCCGTAAAGCTAAGGAAGATCAAAGGGCTGATAAGGAAAAGGAAAGAAAAGCTCGTGATTCTGAAAAAAAGGCAGCTCAACAAGATAGAGATGATTCAAGGAATGAAATGTATGACCCTAAAAAAGACCACACAAAAGACCCTAAAAGTCACATTAAGTTTAATAAAGAAACTAAAATGTATTGTGTGTATGATATGAAAGGGAAAAAAGTAGCTGAGTTTAAGACAAAAGAAGAAGCCGAAAAATACGCAGTTAAAAACCACGATTCACTAATGAAAGAATCGGTTAATCTTGAAGAAAAGAATGATGCTCTTTATCTAATCTATAAAGATAAGATCAAGGCCATGCAAGTTAGAAACTTTATTAAGAAGACTTATAGAAATAGCTCAGAAGTGGAGATGGCTCCAATGGATAAAAAGAATTTTGGTGTATCGGTATTTTCTGATAGAGGCGATGCTAAGAAGATTAAAACAGCTGTTGATAAGAAGTTCGGTAAACCTGATGACTTTATGTTAGAAAACATTGGTGTAAAAGATGGACGTCGCGTAGTAGTTAAAGCTTTAACTAAACCAGCTGCATTAAGACTTCAGAAGAAACTGAGAAATAAATTTAGCTCCATTACTTTTAATGTTGATAAGTCTGGTCTTAGCATCATTGTTCCTAATGAAAAGCCTATTACCCGCTATCTTCAAAAACAACCTGAGGTTGATAAGATCGGTGAGTGAAATGGTATAAATAATTTTAATGAAACTATTTGATGAGCTTAATCGTGAAAACTTCGAAATGTATGCGAGTAAATATTACAATAACCCGTGTTGTTTAGATGTTAACGATTTTTATGAAGACTTAGCCAGATTTAAATATATTATTCGATTGTTGAGAAAATATCGTGATACGGGGAATATTCAAGAACGACTTATTCTCAACCACGTGATTTGTATATATAATGTATTTGAGACTAGTGCAGCCAATAGAATGATGTTCTATCGGATTGAGAAAACCCTTTGGCCAACAATAAAAACATTTTTACTTTACTTAAACTATATACCAGAAAAACAATATCAAGACGTAGGAATTGACGTGAAGATAGCAAAGAGACTACAAGATTTATAATGGGATTTTTAAAAGGACCAGATTTTTTTTATTCATTAAGGTTTTTAAGATTACTTACAATGCCTTATGAGAAAACCGCCGCCTTCAAAGTAGGAGTTATTGATAAGGATGGCAAAAAAAATAAAAACACCAGAGACGTCCGACGAAAGAGGCGCATATAACACTTTCCACAAACTCGTATTCAATATCAGACGACTACTAGCTAAAGTACCCGCAGGTAAATCAGCAATTGCTCGATACGCAGCCGCACTATTCCTTATCAAAGATCATTTAAATATATCTGATAAGTCAATGGCTAAAGTATTAAAGGAGGCAACCGGAATTGATTTATCGCCGCTATCATTGCAGGAGTCACAAAGTCAATGGTATCTTACAGAAGATGGGAATAAAATACAAAAAGGTAAATATGCATTGACCCGTGACATTGCATTACCAAGTACTGGAGATATTCTCGCTAAAGAAAGTACTATGGTAAGTATCATGGAACATGAGCCAGTTGGTTCAGTTTTCGGTATAGCTATATTCGAAGCACTACACATTAAAACAAATCAACATATATATGTTACACAAGAAGATATATGTCGATAAAGTTTAAAACATTCAAAGAGATGGCTGGGGCTACAGGGGCAGGTTCTTTAGGAGCTTTACCTGATACCAAGCTGCTTAAGAAAAAGGGAAAACAATTTGATGTTCCCAGTGAAGTGTTTAAAAGATTCCAAACAGGTAGAAATAAGTTTGAGAGATGGTCAAAGTTTCTCAACCTTGAAGATGACAATCAAAAGTCAATCTATGATTACGCTGCAAGGAATCGAGACTCCAGCATTATACTGAGAGATGAAACAACCGGTGCACTAAGAGCAATCCGGCCAAGATCGAGTAATAGATTGTAAATTGTCTTTACATCTTTAACGATCTGGTATAATATATCCTATAACAACAAATTTAAAGAGAGTAGTGTAATAAAATGGCGTCAATATTTGAAGAACAGGTTTCAAGAAAACCAGATAACTATCCGTGGACAGAACAGTTCATTGAAGCAATGCATAATGGATTTTGGACTGATAAGGAATTTTCCTTTACATCAGATGTTCAAGATTTTAAAGCGAACATAACCGAGCGAGAACAAGAAATGGTTGTTAGATGTCTGTCAGCAATTGGACAGATTGAAGTAGCAGTCAAAACATTTTGGGCTAATGTCGGTCAGAATTTACCTCATCCGTCGATTACCGATCTTGGTTATGTGATGGCAAATGTAGAGGTGATTCATAATAATGCGTATGAGCGACTATTAGAAATTTTAGAAATGGAAGACATTTTTGAAAAGAACATGGAGCTTGATATTATTAAGAATCGGGTCAAGTATTTGCGTAAGTATAACCATAGGTATTATAAGGATTCAAAGAAACAATTCCTTTATAGTCTTATCTTGTTTACTTTATATGTAGAGAATGTTTCGTTGTTTAGCCAGTTCTATACTATCAATTACTTTAACAGATTTAAAAATGTATTAAAAGATACCTCTCAACAAGTAGCATATACTTCTCGCGAAGAAATGTTACATGCTCAGGTTGGTATTAAACTAATCAATACAATTAGAGAAGAACATCCAGAGTTGTTTGACGAAGAGCTTGAAGAAAGAATCGCATCAAGTTGTGCTGCAGCTTTTAGTGCAGAGGCAAAGATTATTGAATGGTCAGTAAATGGATATGAGTCAGAATATCTCAGTTCACCGATCATGCATAACTTTATTAAGAACAGACTCAATGAATCTCTTGAAGCTATTGGATTTGAAAAGCAATATGAGATTGATGAAATTTTATTAGAGAAAACAAAGTGGTTTGACGAAGATGTACTGGGTAATACTGCTACAGACTTCTTCCATAAGAGACCTACTGAGTATTCAAAGAAAGATAAAAGCTACGACGCAGACGACTTATTTTAAAGAGTATAGATATATTATGGAAAAGTATTATTGGTTAAATAATGATTCACGCACATTCTTAAAGCGTGGTTATATTGAAGGTGAACAGACGCCCGAAGAAAGAATTAGACAGATTGCTCTAGCAGCACAACGTCAATTAGGAATCAATGGATTTGCTGATAAGTTCGAAGACTATATGTCTCGTGGATGGTTCTCTTTGGCATCACCTATTTGGTCTAACTTTGGATTGAAAAGAGGTTTACCTATCTCTTGTTTTGGTTCTTATATTGGTGATACCATGGACTCTATTCTTACGGGAGTAGCTGAAGTTGGTATGATGTCAAAGATGGGTGGAGGAACTTCTGCATATTTTGGAGACCTTCGAGCTCGAGGCGATGAGATTAGTACGGGTGGTAAATCATCTGGTCCAGTTCACTTTATGGAGTTATTCGAAACTGTTACTAATGTAGTATCGCAGAGTAATATTCGTAGAGGGTCATTTGCTGGATATCTTCCTATCGATCATGGCGATGTATTAGAGTTTCTTTCAATTAGAAATGATGGTCACCCAATTCAAAACATGTCATTTGGTGTTACTATTACTGATAAGTGGATGAAAGATATGGTTGATGGTGATAAAGACAAAAGAAAGGTTTGGGCAAAAGTAATTCAAAAACGATTTGAGTCTGGCTATCCTTATATTCTATGGAGTGATACTGTCAATAAGAATAAACCACAGGTTTATAAAGATAACCGAATGAAAATTCATGCGTCTAATCTTTGTTCAGAAATTTGTTTATCAACCAATGATACAGAATCATTTGTGTGTGATCTTTCATCTATGAATCTATTACACTACGATGATTGGAAAGACTCAGATGCAGTTGAAACTCTTGTCGCTTTTCTTGATGCGGTTATGTCTGAATTTATTGAGAAAGCTGAAAAGGTACCTTATCTTCATCGCGCAGTTGAGTTTGCAAAGAACCAAAGAGCTCTAGGAATCGGAGTACTGGGTTGGCATTCCTTTTTACAATCGAAGTCAATAGCCTTTGAAAGTATGGAGGCTAAGATGTTAACATCACAGATATATAGTATTATTCAAAAACATGCAGATGCTGGAACTGAGAACCTGGCTAAAGAGCTGGGAGAACCACCTCTATTGAAAGGATACGGAAGACGCAATGTTACTACAATGGCTATTGCTCCTACAACATCAAGTTCATTTATTCTAGGACAAGTATCACCAAGCATCGAACCATTGAATAGTAACTACTTTGTGAAAGACTTAGCTAAAGGTAAATTCACATATAAGAATCCACATCTAATTGAAGTACTTAAGAGCTATGGACACAATACTGCTGATGTATGGAAATCTATTCTTGTCACAGGCGGTTCAGTACAACACCTTATGTTCTTATCTGATCACGAAAAAGAAGTATTTAAGACCTTTGGTGAGATAAGTCAAAAAGAAGTTATTATACAAGCAGGTATACGACAGAAATTTATTGATCAGGCTCAGTCTCTTAACTTAATGGTTCACCCAAAGACTCCATTGAAAGATGTAAATCAATTATTGATCTTTGCATGGGAGCAGGGAGTAAAAACACTTTACTACCATCGAGGTACAAATCCATCACAGGAACTATCTCGTAATCTTTTAAATTGTGCATCCTGCGAAGGCTAAGTTTATGGACGAAGAAGAAGTATTATATTGTAAAGAATGTTCGGCTCATTTCATAGTTAATTATGAATATGACGAAGAAGCTGATGATTTTCCTGCACCAAGCTATTGCCCATTCTGTGGGAATCCTGTATTAGGCGATGAATATGATCGCGAGTTAGATGAGCAAGAATATGACGATTAGTTAGACTCTATAAATAAATCTATGAGTGAGTGGATTTACGAAAATAAAGTCTTTACATCTGAAGAGATTTCTGATAATATAGGATTTGTATATGAGATTACAGATACCGAAAATGGAATGAAATACATTGGTAAGAAGAAGTTCTGGTCAAAGGTTACTCGGCCACCTTTAAAAGGAAAGAAAAATAAAAGACGATCAGTAAAAGAGTCAGATTGGAAAAAGTATTATAGCTCAAGCGAAAAAATAAAAACTCTTGTAGAAGATACAGGTGGCTTGAGATTTGAAAGAAGAATTATTAGACTTTGTAAAAGTCTCGGTGAAATGACATATTATGAAATGAAAGAACAAATTGTCCGAGATGTTTTATTTAAACCAGATGAATATTATAATGCCTTTGTTGGCGGTAAAATACATAGAAAGCATGTGTTAAAATGAGTGAAGAAAAAATAAAAATATATAGCGAATATGTACCAGAAAAGGTATGTAAAGAATTGGTAGAACTCTTTGATGAGTCTACAGAAGATGGTGGACAAAGACAATATGTCCGAGGTGAAGACCTACAATGTATCCGACTGAATATGAAAAACATGATGGATCAAAAGTCAAAAACACCTTGGACTGTATATACAAAAGCCTTTGCCAAAAGTATGCGAGAAGTATACTCAAAGTGGTGTGAAGATACTGGAACTAAACCAGATGCTCGAGTTGCTCTAGAAGTTCCTAATGTAGATAGATACGATCCCCAGTTTGGAATACACAATTCAACAATATTTAAAAAGAATCGATTATTAACAATCCACTTTTATTTGAATACTATACATGAAAAAGGTGATACTGTATTTACTGAATTTGGTAAATCTGTCAGACCGATGATGGGTACAGCTATTGCATTTCCTGCTACAAAGGAATATAACTTTAAGGACCATGGACCAAAAGATTATATGAAATATGTTGTTAAAGGACATGTAATTAAAGGATAAAAAGTATTGACATCTGGTCAGAAATAGGATATAGTATATACTATGATAATTATAGATTATAGCGCAATCGCAATGGCAGCATTTTTCGCTCGTGGATCGTCTTCAGAAGAGGGTATGCTACGACATTTTATTCTTAACTCGGTTCGTATGAACAATGTTAAGTTCCGCGAAAAATATGGAAAGATGGTAATAGCAATAGATGACAGGAGCTGGCGAAAAGACGTCTATTCTGCATATAAGGCAAACCGAAAGACAGGACGAGATAAGAGTGATGTTGACTGGGAAACAGTATTCAATAATTTTTCAAAAGTAAAAGATGAGTTGGCAGAATTTTTTCCATACAAGGTAGTTCAGACAAAGGGTGCAGAAGCAGATGATGTTATTGCAACTCTTGTCAAACAAACGCAAGAGTTTGGAAAGAACGAACCAGTTATGATTATTTCTGCTGACAAAGATTTTATTCAACTCCATAAATATAGTAATGTAGACCAATGGTCACCACTAACTAAAAAATTCATTAAACATGAAAACCCACACCAATATCTTTATGAACATGTATTTAAAGGTGACAGCTCTGATGGCGTTCCTAACGTTCTCAGTGATGATGATACTTTTATTAATGTGGATAAGAGGCAAAAACCTCTTACTCAAAAGAAAATAAATCTTTGGCTAGAAAATCTCAGTGATCTTCAATCTGTTATGAAAGAGGTTGAATATCGAAACTACCAACGAAACAGAAAAGTAATTGATTTGGATTCAATACCAGAAGATATATCAGAATCAATTTTATCAAATTATAACAGTCAACCAGAAAAGAACGGATCAAAGGTATTTAATTATCTTATCACAAATCGTCTTGGTCAATTGGTTGACTCAGCACCAGACTTCTTATGAAAAAAATAAACAATAAAGTAAAAGCCTTAATATGGGCATCGTTATTCGCCGTTCCTCAATTGCTTCCGTATTTAATAGGAGCTTTATGGGCAGTATTTAATATGGAGAAGGTGCATGAATTAAAGCAGGTAGGTGAAGTAGCTCTAAACAATCATCTGGTAACGGTCTTCGAGCCCTGGATACCATTTTTTAGTTTTATAGAATCGGTAAGTTGGATTGCAGTCGGATATGTATTTGTTAAGTTGTGGAAAAAGTAGCAATGAAAAAATCAATGAATCAAAAGAACGCTGATCGTGGTTCTCTTACGACAGCAGATAAGATAATAATGGGAACATTTGGCGTATGTTTCGCCATTGCCCTTTTTATATGGTTGAATTTACTATAAAAAATTATGAAAATAAACGAAAAATCATTGCCTCACGAAATATTCGAAGAGGTTCAGAATGCTAAAAAGAAAGCAGATAGAGTTGCAATTCTAAAGAACTATTCTAGTTTTGCGACTAAAACAATCCTTCAGTTAAACTTCAATGATAAGGTACAGTTAGATTTACCATCTGGTAAACCACCATACCGAGATGATGAAGCTCCTGCAGGATTACAGGTAGCACCTATTAATAAGCAGGTGAAATTACTTGGAAGGTTGACACCAAATAGTAACATTCCAAAAGTTAAGAAAGAACAACTATTCATCCGTTGTCTAGAAGGTATTCACAATAAAGATGCAGCTATACTTTGTGCTGCTAAAGATGGTGAATTAACAAAATTATATTCTAAAGTTACATTGGCTCTTGTAAAAGAAGTCCACCCTAAACTTATTTAATGAACATTTTTGTTCTAGACATTGCTCCAAAAATTGCTGCAATAGAACATTGTGACAAACATGTAGTTAAGATGATTGTCGAGTCGGCTCAAATGCTATCGACTGCACATCGCATTCTAGACGGAAAAGAAGATAGACGACCATCTAGGTCAGGTAAGACCATGTCACGATATTGGGAACTACCGGATGAAAGAGAAGACCATTTCTATAAGGCTGTACATATGAAACATCCTTGTACTTTATGGACTATGGAAAGTATAGCAAACTATCGTTGGCATTGGAAACTATTCAGTGCTCTTTGTGCGGAATACACATATCGATATGATAAGGTACATAAGACCGATTCACTTCTGCGCAAAGACCTTTTCTATGGACCAGCCAATATTTCGAATGATGGTCTAACCCCATTTAGGTTAGCTATGGGGTCAAATCCAGAGTGTATGTTCGATGATCCAGTTAAGTCATATAGAGCTTTCTATAAGACAAAACAAAAAAGATTCTCTATGACGTGGAAAAAAAGACCCACGCCACACTGGTTTTAGTGCGTTCAAAGGGCCTGATTCTCTAAATAATACTTTAGAGGGAAGTTATATGGCTCGTAAGAAAAAACAAGTAGAAGACAAAGAACTAACTTTAGAAGACGCGCAAAACGTCATTCGGAGATTAGCTCATCCAAAACACGTTAACCAAGAAGACAAGCTGCTTAAAGAAGCAGCAGCAGTTGTTCTCAAAGAGACACAACCTGAGTTTGAATTTGGTGACGATGAGGAAGAAGATGTCAACATAGATTCAGCTAACGCAGTCGATACTACCTCTGAATTAACTAAACCACCAGGATTCCTAGAGCAGCTCGGCGCACAAGCCGCTGCGGTAGGACCTGCTGGTCTTATTGCTCTTAGTTCAGCTGCCTATTTCCAAATCGACACGGTCGTAGAAGAAACAAGGGTAGTTCAATCAGTAGCAGAAGAAAAGTGGGAAGAAGTTAAATTCGAACATCCGAATATTAACTGGGACGATCCTTTAGCAGGATTTACTACTATACTTGGTATGGGTGATATTGAGATTGACCTTGATCCACCAACACCTCCCACTCAACCAGAACCCAAGGAAACAAATGAACCTTCAAAATTACCTAAGGGAGCAGAATCGGACGGAGAAGAAACTCAAGAGAAAGAAGTTTCTGAAGAACCCACTGAACCCTCTGATAAGTCTGATACAAAGGACGAAGATTCGAATGAGGAAGCCATAGAGGAAGAAAAAGAGGAGCCTAAGAAAAAGAAGAAAGGTTTCTTTGCAAAACTTTTAAGTGGTGATGACGAAGAAGAGGCTGAAGAGCCAGAAGAAGAATCAGAGCCAGAAGCCGAGACTGAAGAACCAGAAGAGGTTGAAGAAGAACCAGAACCAGTCGAGGAAGAATCTAATGAATCGGAACCTGAAGCCGAGGAGCCGGTCGACGAACAACCAAAAAAAGAAGAGAGGTTTATTTAGTTTTCTCACAGGCGGAGGAGATGATGATGATGAACCTGATTCTGAAGAACAAGGAGAACCAACACAAGATGGCGACACAATACCAGATGAGCAAGCAGCGGAAGAGTCTACTGAGGAGCCTGAGACGGAAACGTCTGAGAGCGAAGTTGACGGAACAGAACCAGCGACAGAACCTGTTGCGAACGCCGGTCCTGCAGAATCGAATGGTGTAAAGAAATCTAGTGGTGGCGGTCTCCTTTCATTATTTGGTTTTAACAATAGCGAAAAGGAGGTGGATGAACAAAGTGAAATATCTACTGATGAAGAACCTGCAATTGAAGTTGCAGAGATCGATTCAGAAACGGAGGCCCCACCCATTTCTAACGAAGAACCAGAAATTGAGGTAGATGATATATCTATTGACGAAATAGATGATATTAAACCTCACACAATGGTAACAGAAACAGAAATAGAAGTAGCACCTGAAGTTGACATAGCAGATGTCATAGTTAACGCAGAAGTGGTTATTGACGATATCGAGGTTGATGCAGGAATCGAAATAGCTGATTTAAGTATAGATGATATAATTGAAGAAACCATTGTTGAAGCTGAAGAACTTCCATTGGTATTTACACCTAACGATGGCGTAATAATTGTTTCTCCTTCTAATCAACTGTACGCCACAACAAACTTTAATTAATATGATACAGTATATTTTTCAACAATGTAAAGGAAATTTAATTGAGATAGCGATCGCAACGATTGGTATCTTATCAATGTTAACAATGCTCATTCCTAAAGATTCGTTTATTGGAAAAGGCTTAGGTCTCTTTGGACAAATCTTTGGATTAATGGGTAAACTAGTAGGAAGAAAATAAAATGAAAAAATGGTTAGGACTATTTCTATTACTCACCACCTCAGCGTTTGCTAGCATTAGCGTAACGAGTGGTTCGAACAGCGATGGCTATACATATGATTTAGACATTACTCTTACAGATGATCTATACATCGATGCATCTAATTTTGGTGGCTCTGAAAATGCAGGTACCGATTCTAAATTGTATTACCAAGTAATAAATGTTACGCCATCTGCTACAGGGTCGTATTTCTTTGATAATTGGGATAGTAGCTTATCTGCAAATGGTTCGACAGTAACTGAAACAGAATTGCTATTTTATTTAGAAATACCAACCGATTATAGCT